AGTTAAATGGTGGTTTTTATTGGACGGAAAGTCCTGTGGATAACCCTTCCATACCACCAAATGACCCCATCCCATAATATTTATCAATATGAGAAAAATAGCGATAGAATTAGAAGTTAATGGTGTTAAAGAAAGTGTTAATACTATTAACGATTTAGAAACAGCAATAGAACAACTAACAGATGAACTTAAAAACACCGATATAGGAACGGAAAAGTTTAACCAATTAACAAATGAGTTAAACAAAGCGAAGAGTGAATTAAAGACATTTGAGCAGGCTTTTGAGGGGTTAGACCCCCAACAAAAGACACAAGCATACCTCGCATTCGGTGAGAGTGTTGTATCGGGTGTATTGTTGGCTCAGGAAGCGTTAAGAAGTTTTGGTATTGAAAATGAAAATGTTAATAACGCTGTTGAAAAATCAACTCAAGCAATCAACTTCGCACTTCAATCTCGTATTGTTTTGGAGGGTGCTTTGGAGGCGAGGGTTCTTGCCACAAGTATCGCACAGAGGGCATTAAACACATCTGTTGTCGCAGGAAACAGAGCCCTTAGAACTTTATTTACAACCATTGCAGCAAACCCATTAGGAGCGGTTCTTGCCGTTGTTGGATTACTCGTAACTGCGTTTATTTCTTTGAGTGATGCGACTGAAGACAATACGGAAGAAACAGATAAGAACAACGAAGCACTTGAAAGACAAAACCAATTAAGGGAGGCACAGGCTCGTATCATACAACAAGCGGAAGATGAGATTAGAAGGGCAAGAGAAGAGGGAATACAGGCGTTAAGAGACCAAGAGAGTGTATTGGAAACAAGACAACAATTATTAGATGACGAGGTTAATAAATTACAAGATTTGGCAAGAGAAACTTTGGTTCAAATTAATCAACAAAAAATATTGCGTCAAAATACCGAAGATTTGGAAAAAACCTATGATGATTTAGTATCACAATTAGAAATTGCCAGACAAGAAGCAAGTGGTAATGCTGAAGTATTGGAAGCGTTAAGACAAGAGTTGGAGAACATAGATAAACAAATATCTACCAACGAACTTGATAGGTTTAAAAGAGATTTAGGTGATGCTGCGGAGCAAGTGGATATATTAAACAGAAGGTTATTGGAGTTTGGTGAAACCCCCACACCAAAGATTATTGAAGACCTTGAAAATTTGGTTCAACAACAAATTAGATTACAGGAGATTACTGAAGAAAGTAGAAAAACTCTTGGTGATGTATTTAATGATTATGTTCTTGGTGTTAATAGAGCACTTGTTGTAAATGACCGATTTGGTGAGAGTTATGAGGACACAAGAAAGGAATTAACGGACGCATTTAGAACGGGTGATATTGATACCTTCCAAGCGGCAATAGATAAGGTTTATGAGACCTATTTTGATGAAAATAGTAATTTTAATGACGAGCAAAGAAGAACAATAAGTCAGTTATTATCAAACTATAGAGTAGCATTCCAACAACTACAACAATTTGGTATAGATAGTAGTGAAGAGTTTGAAACCATCGTATCCCCCTTGTTGGATAGTTTGGCAGATAAGTTAAGATTGGAAGGTTCGGTTAGATTTGATAGTACTGAAGTGGAAAGAACTTTGGTTTCTACCGCTGAACAAGTATCAGATAGCACTGAAATTACTGCAAAAATTATAGGAGAATTAACTGATAGAGATGTAACGCGTCTTACTTTATATCAAAGAGCAATTGATGAAATAGTATTAAGTGAATTAACTTTAGAGCAGGTTTTGGAAGGTAGTGAAGAGTTTTATAACTTGAGAAATGATTTAATTACCACTTTTACTGAAGAGTTTTTAAAGAGTGCTGACCTACAAAAACTGGCTGAAGAAGATAGGGCATCCGCACAACAAGAAGCGTTAAAAAGAGCACAAGAAACCGCTGATGGTATTATAGAAATCATTACCAACACAGCAATTGCTGAAGATAGTATTAGAGGTGTATATAACGAAGTTGAGGACTTACAAGGAGCAATACAAAATAACACACAAAACGTGGATACGTTCTTGGGTCTTATCATAGAGAACTTTGATGAGATAGGAAAACAAATTAAATTGGAAGAGTTATTAGACCCCTCTGCAGCGTTAGAAGACAACTTCCAACAGATAGTATCATTCTTTGAAAGTATCGGTGTTAATAGTGTTGATATCTTGTTTAGAACAGAGGAAGAAAAACTGGCAATCGTTGATTTGTTCTTAAAGAAAAGACAGGAGTTATTGGAAGAAAATGCTGATGCTGAAAAGGAGACACAAGAGGATTTATTGGATACGACATTAACTAATTACCAAGAGATAGTGAATGGGTTAAATCAACTTACATTATCGTTGGGTGAAGCATCACAACTACAAATAGAAAGAATTGAAAACGCGAGAGAACAGAGTTTAAGTAATATCGTTGGTGATACCAAAGAGGCTGAAGAATTAAGGGCTGAAATAACCGAGCAATCCAATAGAGAAATCGTTGAGATAGAGAGAAGAGCACGATTAAGAGAATTACAATTTACGAAGATACAAGCGATTGCTGACTTGGCTCAAGCGTTGGTAAATGCTCAAAAACTACCCCCACCCTTTAACGCAATTCAGTCAGGTATTGTATCCACTGCGGGTGGAATACAGGTTGCTGTTATCCAATCACAGATAGACGATTTAAAGGGAGCACAAGGGTTTAAAACAGGTGGTTTTGTATCAGGTCAAGGAACGGGAACCAGTGATAGTATCCCCGCATTCTTAAGTAATGGTGAGTTTGTTGTCAATGCGAAAGCAACCAAACAATTCTTACCCTTATTGGAACAAATAAACAACGAAGAACAACAGATAAGAAGGTTTGCTAATGGAGGTTTTGTATTAGATAGTTCAACTATTCCATCAACTAATATACAGAATATTTTTGATGATAGTAGAATTATAGAAGAATTGAGAAAAACACGACAAGAACCACTACGAGCCTATGTCTTTGAGAAGGATATAACTGAAGCGCAACAGGTAGAAAAGCGCTTACAGGAACTATCCAAACTATGATATATTTATAAGATATGAAAATATACGAATTAAGAGTTGATGACGAGATATTGGAGAATACAGACCTTGAAGGTTTGTATGACTATACTTCCGTATCTGAAATAGCGTTGGTGGAAAATCCTGCTATTGAAACCGAATGGGTATATTTCTCAAGTGAAAAATTTGAGAGTTATAATGACTATCCAAGAGCAGCAAGTGATAATGCTTGTAGAGCGGTCAGATGGGCTGAAGAAAACGGATGGGGTCGTTGTGGAACTAATGTTGGAAAACAACGAGCACATCAGTTGTGTAATAGAGAAAAGATTAGTATAGAAACCATTGCTCGTATCGCATCATTTGAGAGACATAGACGATACAAAGATGTTCCCTACGAAGAAGGTTGTGGTGGTCTTGTTTGGGATATGTGGGGCGGCACGGAAATGATTAAATATGCTCAAAGAAAGTTAAGGTTATTGGAAAGACAACAGGACTTCATTACCCCTAATCCTTGTCAATCAGGTTATGAACCTTACGGACACAAAATCAAAGATGGAAGAAAAGTTCCAAACTGTGTCCCTATGAGTGAAGAAAGATTTGAAGCAGTTGTAGATATTGACGGATTACCATTATATAAAACACAAAGTGAAGCGGAGACAATCGCATCTATGATGGGTTGTGAAGGTTCTCATCCCCACGACTACGAAGGTGAGACATTATACATGCCTTGTAAGAGCATGGAGGATACAAAGAAGTTATGGGACGAAAGTGCTACTGAAGAGTTATGTGAAAGTTGTGAAGTTATAGATACTTCAAAAGGGGTTGAATTAGAGGAGATATTGAACGATGGGTATATGATATCAGATGTGAAGGAGTTAGACGAAGAGGAGACCCTTAAAATCCTTGAGGACTATAAAGATAAGGTGAATGGTAAGTATTCAAGGGAAGAGTTTTACAATATCGTTGCTGACCCAAACAAACCTTCAATACAAGATGGATTTGGAAAGAAGGTAAGATACATTTATGTTGTTGGAACGGCAGGTGCTCCCCTCATATCTACATCAAGAGAGTTTTGTAGAAATATGATTGGTAGAAAACAACTTGTATTTAGATTTGAAGATATACAAGCGTTAAACGCACAATTAACTCGTGAAGATAAAGATAGAAAGATATTACCTCGTCCAAAAGGGACTTCACCAAATATATTTTTGTATAAAGGTCATAGTAATTGTCGGCACAAATTCGTCCAACTTTGGTTTAATGAAGACGAACGAATACCTGCGAGACAAACAAGGGCTGTTAGTAAGGCACAGGTTGAAACAAACGCACCAGGTCGTTCAGGACAAGCAGAAATTGTTGTGGCAAAAGTTCAACATTCAAAACAAGAAAAACCTGAAGATATGCCCCTCTTTTATGAATACGGATTACCTGTATATGAAAACCAAGAGATGGCTGAATGGAAGAGTGAAATAATGGGTTGTAAGGGTGAAATAGATATGATAGATAAGGATGGTAAGACCTACTATAGAACGTGTAAATATAAGGAGAATAAGGAGGATTTCAAAGAACAATTTGAGTTCAAGAAAGACGAAGAAAAGAGGATGATATATTCCCCCGCAATGATACCTGATAGATTGATTAGAAGGTTTGATGGAAGGGACGAATATTGGGTATTTTTCACCAAAGAGACGATAGAAAAAATTGCTCATAAGTTCCTAATGGAAAAGAGAGTAAATAAAACCAATTTGGAACATACAGACAAAAAGTTTGATGACATTTATATGGTGGAAAGTTGGATAGTTACCAGTGAAAATGATAAAGCATATTCATTGGGATATGATAAAAAAGACGTTCCAATAGGTAGTTGGATGGTAGGATACAAAGTTAAAAACGACGATGTATGGGAAAACCAAATAAAAACAGGTAAGGTTAAAGGTTTGTCTGTTGAGGGAGAATTTGACTTAATAACTCAATCTTTCTCAAAAGACGAATATTTATATAATAAAATCATAAACATTATTAAAAACACAAAGTGAAAATGTTAAAACCAACAGAAGCAATCGGTAAAATCAAGGAACTATTGGGACTTGAATTTGCTGATACAAAGCAGAAGTTTTACACTTCATCACTTGCTGACGGAACATCTATTACCAACAACACGGATAGTGAAAGGTTGGAATTAGGTGATACTCTTTACGTTGTTTTGGAAGATGGAAACTTGGTTCCAGCACCATCAGGAGAACACACCTTACAATCAGGTGAAGTTGTCGTTTTGGATGAGGAGAGCAAAGTTGTTGAAATCAGAGAAGACAGAGAAGTAGAAGATATGCCCGATGAAGTTGAAGTTGTTGTAGAACAAAAAGAGATTGAAGAAGAAATGAGTGAATCAGAAGACACCGAACTTGTTTCATTGAAAAATGAAATTAGTGAAATGAAAGAAGCACTTTCAAAGGTATTGGATTTATTCCAAGATTTTTCTTCACATACAGAGGAGCAGTTCTCCAAAGTTTCAAAAGATATTGAAACCCTTAAAAAAGAACCAGAGGTTGAAAATATCAAAAATAAAACTAATAACAATAAACAGGTTGTTGAAAACTTCGCAGATTATAGAGTTCAACAACTAAAAAAGTATTTTAATTAAGATGAAAAAGAAATTAGATTTTTCGTATGATTTATCAGGGCTTTCAGCATGGTCTAATGAGAGAGCGGATGAATTGTTATTGAAGAGCGTTTTGGGTGCTACTACCCCAAGATATGCTCGTATTTACCCCAATATGAAGGGTACATCAATGAAGGTTGGTGTTATGGCTTCAACTCCAGTATGGCAAGACGGTTTGAATTGTAATTTAACCCCAAGTGCCACGACAGAAATCACTCAGGTGGAGATTGTCGGTTGTTATAAAACATCAAGAATGAATAACTGTGGTAATGAGTTGAGAGAGTACTTCTTGTCTCAAGCATTGACTAACTCGTTGTTCCAAGAGAGCATCCCATTTGAAGAATTATTCATTCAAGATTTATCAACAAGAAGTGCTGACTTCGTTGAAGTTCAAGCATGGCAGGGTACTTCTTGTGGGTTCAGTGGTATCACCGCAGAGGTTGTCGCTTCAGGTGTTGATGGTGGTTCATATACCGCACTTACTCCTGATAACGCTATCACAGTCTTGAACGAGTTGGTATTGAACTTACCATCAGCAGTTCAAAGAAGAGACGACTTGGCAATCTTTATGTCATTCGCTGATTACCGTTCATTCATCGCAGCCTTGGCTAAGAGTTCATCTATGAACCTCTTTACTTTGGGTGATGAGAGTGGTTTATCAACTGAAACTACTGTGTTCTTACCTGGTTCAAACATCGCTGTTGTTCCAACACAAGGTTTGGACGGACAATCAACTATCGTTCTAGGTCCTACACAAAACATCTTGATGGGTGTTGCTGCTGACGATGGTATGGAAGTTAGAGTTCAGTATGACCCATTTGAAGACAATGTCGCTTCATTAACCAAAGTTGGATTTGGTATCGGTATCCACGAACCAAACAACTTCGTATATCTTCAGTGATAGATAAACTATATTAAAAACTATAAATTATAATGAGTTGCTATATAGACGCAGGACTAACTTTAGGATGTAGAGACGCTGCCATCGGTGGTATCAAAACGGTATATATCTTGGGTGGTTCTGGTAACACAATTTCAAGCATCACAACTGATGCTGACGACCAAATCACTGCTATCAGTGGTACTGGTGTAATGTATAAGTTTGAGTTGGTTAAAGGTTCATCTTCATTTGAGGAAAGTATCGCAGTTAATGCGACTTCTAATAGTGTTGTTTATCAACCTTCTTTGACTTTGAACTTAACAAAGTATGATAATGTCTTGAGAAAGGCATGGTATGAATTAACAAAACAACCAGAGTTCTTCGTTGTTATCATTGATAATAACGGAAGAGCGTGGTTTCCGGGTGAGGTAAATGGTATGACGATTACAGATGGTTCTGTATTTACGGGTGCGGCCTTCACAGATGCGAATGGTTCAACCTTAACAGCAACAGGTGGAGAACCTGCTGCTACAAGAGAGATTGAAGTGGCTACAACTATTGACGCTGTCTTTAGTGGTATCACTTTTGACGCAGTTTAATTAAACTAAAAGGGGGTGAGTGAGGGTAGTCCCCTCCTCCCCCCTTATATTAAAACACAGACCCCTTAAAATGATTAGATGGAACGGAAAACGATATGTCCCCGCAGGTGTTAAACCTCTTATGAATAGAAAGAGGGGTGCTAATGTGCCAGGCATGCCCAAAACAAAATGGATTGCCTCTTGGGTTGGTGGTGAGTCTGTCCCCGAATGTGATTTCACTTATGAGATACTGGTAACCCCAACTCCGACTCCCACAAGTACGATTACACCTACTCCAAGTATAACCCCGACCTTAACACCAACGCCGACACCAAGTTCATCGGCACCTGCATTTGATGCTGACGCTGCCGCATATCTTGCAGATGTGATTGCTTCAGGGGGAACAACAGATGCCACAATATCAGCAGCAACAAATACATTATTCGTTGATTTGAAATCAAATGGATTGTATGATGATTTATACTTCTTCCCATTTGTTGGTGGAACAGCAGCATCACATTCATTATTTGCCAAGAGAAGTGCTGGAACCACATACGATATAACTTGGTTTGGTGGAATGACTCACGGAGTAAGTGGTGCTACTGCTAATGGAACGAATGGTTATGGTTTAACAGCATTACAAAGACCCATATATTCAAATTTGGGTGATTTAACACAAGGTATTTATGTTGTTGGTGATAGTAGTGCCGATGGTGCTTATGAATTACAATCAACTCAACCAGATAATAATGTCTTAATTACAAGATATACAAATAATTTAGCGTATGTTA